TCTCGTTTCATTATTAAATCAGTTGGATTAACACTAATATATCCAGATTTATAGCCAGTTATTTTTTGTAGATCATTAATAACAGCATTTGTTCCAAAATAAGGATGTTTAATTATTTCATTATCATTTATATTATGACCTAGTGTTACACATTCTATTCCATTTATTATCATTATATGACCATGATCTAATACAAAATCATATACTGCATCACATACAATGTCTTTTATTGGACTAATTGAACATGGGAAAGTCCATACATTGTTATTTTTAATCGGATGATATGGAGTAATAATTAAACCATTATCAAATTCGACCATTTTTTGATTATAATTTTGGAAATTAATTTTGAATACACATACTACTTTTGCAACTCCAGAAGGTGTTTTAACTAAATCATTTTTTTTAATATGTTTAACTAATTTTTGTGTTTTATTATCTCCAAGTAGTACACTGCAACTACCATGAATACAACCACTTGGATTTGGCGGAAGAATATCAGTATCAATATCAATATTTGTGTCGAATGATAAATTATTTAAAAAATTCATTTTGTTTTGTTATATTACTTACTAATATATTTATTTTTAAGTAATAATATATAATTATTTCATTTTTTTGATAAAGTAATTTACTTTATCAAAAATATAATAATTTTAAATAGTCTTTATTCCTCCTAATAGTGCAGATCCAATTGATAAACCAGCGCCCATCTTTGCTCCTCTAGAAATTGCTGGAGCAAATGTATCAAGAATTGCAAATGTTAATGCTGCAGTTATTCCAAGCATTATAATTTCTTTAATATCTAATTTTTGTGTAGGAATATAACGAGCCGCAATAGCTACCATAATTCCTTGAATTAAATATTTCATCGCACGTGCAAAAATTTCGCGAATATTTGTTTCAATACGTTCTGGTTCCATTATTTTAAATTTATATATTATATCATAATATTTTTATTTGGATAATTATTAAATTAAATTATCATAGCGATTTAATTATTATTGCAATAATAATTAAATTGTTCAATAAATTATTATTGCAATCCATTGCAATAATAATTTATCGTAGCGATTTAATTTGATAATTTATTTATAAATTATCAAATTAAATTGTTCAAAACAAAAACTAATTATATTTTAATAGTATAATGACAGGAGGATTGGTACAAATTATAACCTATGGAACGCAAGATATTTTTCTTACAGGTAATCCTGAAATTAGTTTCTTTAAAATAGTGTATAGAAGACACACCAATTTTTCTATAGATACGGTTGAACAATTTTTTGATGGAAATATTAATTTTGGTGAACAAATACAATGTAATATTTTACCAGATGGTGATTTAGTTCATAAAATGATTTTAAAAATAGATCTTCCAGATGTTGATATACAAATTCCATTAACAAGTACTGATATTGCAAATCTTGCAGTATTATTATCTGATAAAACTACTGCATGGGATGGACAGGATAATTTTAAATCATATGCTGATTACGTTTTAGCAGGATATATTGCAATTTATAATAATTATCAAGTTGCAACATCAACTTCAACATCAATAAATAGTACAATAATAACATATTTTTCTCAAATTGATTATGAAGATTATACAACTATTAAACAAAATATCGATTTTAGTTATATTACTGATTTATCTCTCCAACAACAAGTAAGTCAATGGAATACACAAACAGATATTCGGACTCAAATGTTACAAATTTTAAATGATACTTCTTTAACGGCCGCACAACAAAAAGAAAAAATGTTTATAGCAAATGAAAATGTAAAATATCACTTGATAAGAATACATAAAGTTTTATATGATGTATATTTAACTGCATTAGATGCGTATAATGAACTTAATAATACAAATATCAAATTTGCGTGGATACAAAAATTAGGATATTTTATTATGGATTATGTCGATGTAGAAATTGGAGGTCAACGTATTGATAGACATTATAATGATTGGTTACATATTTGGAACGAATTATCAAGAAATCCATTTAAAGATATTACATCAAATAAAATGATTGGAAATGTTGATAGTTTAATAACATATTCAAAAGATGAAAAAGGAGCATATTCATTATACATACCATTACAATTTTGGTTTTGTCGAAATAATGGATTAGCATTACCAATTGTAGCAATGAGATATAGTCAAATAGTTATTAAAGTCAAATTTAATGAATTAGAAAATTGTTGTTTTTATAATTATGATAATAGTAATAATGATTTACAAAATTATATTAGTTTATCGAATGCATCATTATTGGTAGATTATATTTATCTGGATAGAGATGAAAGAACTAAATTTGCTCAATCATCTCATGAATATTTAATAGAACAAGTACAACGAGATGAATATAATAATATTACAACACGTGAAAAGACATTTGAACTTACATTTGTACATCCATGTAAAGAATTTATATGGGTTGCTCAAAAAAATAGTGATGTAGAAACAAATAAATTATATAGTTCATATAGTGTTGATTTACCAGGACATACAAATTCATATAATCCAATAGATACTTGTAATATACAATTAAATGGATTAAATCGAACTCCCAAAGAAACATTCATTTTTTATAATTATGTACAACCATATACACACCATTCATCAACACCAATACTTGGAATAAATGTATATTCATTTGCATTAATTCCAGAAGAACTTCAACCATCTGGTTCATGCAATATGACCCAATTACAACATGTTACATTACAAGTGAATTTTCTTCAAGAATTAATTGATGAAATTATTTTGGATGATGATTATATTAATTTTAAAATATTTGCAACAAATTATAATGTTCTGAGAATTTCAAAAGGCATGGCCGGATTAGCTTTTGCATAAATATTAGCTTTTGCATAAATTGTATTAAATAAAAATATATCTATATTTTTATTTAGGTTGATTATTTTCAATATCAATTGTTTCAATTAAAGATTCAATTTCATTTTGTATATTTGAATCAAATTGTTCATCTAATAATAAATATTGATCATTGTCATAATTTCCATTATTAATATTTAGCATATCTTCAGTATCAATAATATCAGCATTATTCCCCATTTCATTCAATTGATCTATACGTATTGGTTGATTATTTTTAATCCAATTTGTATATATATTAATAAAACAATTTCCAATAAAATTGGATGTTATGAGTAAATTTAATGTATTAATATTATAATCAATATATTTATCAATTAAATTTATTATTGATTGGAAAATTGATTGTAATGATAATACAATATTAGTAAAATACATTATTTTATCTTTATAATTAAGTTTAATAAATGTAGAATAAGTTATTACTTCTAATTTGAAATATTGAAAAAATTCAATATCTAATAATTCAATTGAATTCTGCAATCTTTCAATTATTTGAATAATATACATTTCATTTGTGGTACATGGTTCTAAATTTAATACAGTGCTAAAACTACATCCACCAAAAGAATTATCATTCAATGCCAAAATTATTGGTAGTAAATGATTTGTAATAGTATTTTGAATGTTTAATAATATATTGATGTCATTAATATTATTTGTAATAATTTGAAGATGTGGTTGTATTAATTTAATTATATCCAATATTTTCTCTCTCATTAAATTTATTTTTTTTAAATTTGAACAAATAGTATTTAAAAAAATACTTATTTTTGAAAATCTATTATCATTCCAGAAAAACATAAATAAATTATTAATGGCATCATATTGGTCAGTTTCATACAATTTTAAAATTATACATTTAACACTATTTATAAATAAATCAGAATAATTATCTTGTGACATAGATATATATTTTTTGATTTCTTCGAATAGTTTTGGAATATCTTTAATATATTCGTCAAGAATTGTTTGTGTTTTTTCAATATCTTCTTTTATAATAGATAAATATAATTTATTCATGAATAAATTATATTAGAATATTTTTATTTAAAATAAACTATTAATTCAAAATTGAATTAAAATTAAATCAATATAAAAAAATATGTGTTATTAGTAAATAAATGACCGGTGGATTATTACAATTAATTACATATGGTGCACAAGATTTTTTATTGACTGGTATTCCAGAGATAACTTTTTTTAAAAATGTATATTTAAGATATGGTAATTTTTCACAAGAACAAATTGATATATCGTTTAAAAAACCATTATTTGGAAAATCAAATGAATGTGAAATTCCAAAAAATGGAGATTTATTAGATAATTTAATGCTAAAAATAACATTACCAGAAGTATTATTAAATTTTAAATATACAAAAGAAGAAGAAATACAACGATTATTAATCGATAATCATATTACAAATACAGATATTAATGAACAACAACAAATTATAACAAAGACCAATGAATTAATCAAATATTTAGAACATACAAATGATGCATATATTAATTATTATTTGGTCAAAATTGCTCCTGATAATATAAGTTCAAATTATATTGTTGTTGCAGATTTATTAAAACTTTTGAATTGGATAAATACAACATCAAATGTTACTTATTATATACCAACTACATATGAACAAACTTATTTATTTAATTCGACAAATTTTAATATAGATCTACAGAGTTTAAAAGTACAACATTCTACTGATGTTTATACTGTTGATTCGTTCGAGTATACTTTTACTGATGATTTAAATTTATATTTTTTTGTATCTGAAGTTGCATTATATGGAGATTTATATAATAATATGTTATTATATCGTAAATATTTATCTACAACTACAAATGTTTTTCTGTACTCAGATACAAAAATTTTGAATGAATTATATGATTATTTGTATACAAATATTATTTTAAATCCTGAAATAAAAACATATAATAGAATCGAATTATCATATCCAAAAAAAAATGAATTAAAAATAATTGATTTAAATAATTATAGTTCAGATCGATTACAAATTACAACAGAAGTAAATGTTGAAGATTATTTTACAAATAATTTACAACCAAATAATATTATATTACTAGTCAATGATTCATATCAACGATTTACAACTGCCGTAATTAATTCAATGGATACAACACTTGATGTTAATAATAACTACACTACTATTCTATATTGTGATATAATTGATAATGTATTAACTAATTATCAAAATTTTTTTAATACATTATATGCAATTCAAGAAAATACAACATATGATATTAGTACATTACAAATTGATCCACCAATATATATATCAGATGGAGTTATGGGAAATTATGAACAGATTATTTTGATTGAAAATATAAGTGGAAATTATCAGATTACTGTAAATTCTGATATTCAAAATTTATGGGGATATTTTTCCATAAAACAATTATTATATATTTATAGTGATAATATTTCAGTCGTTGACAAAATACCAATTGCGTATGTCCGAATAATTTCGATTATTGATTTCGATGGAACAAATTTAAAAATATTATGTGAATTACCGATTTATTATATTACTGATGGAAATGAATTACATGTGAATGAAATAAAATTAATTATTCCTACTATTGCGGACAATACAACAATTATACAACTTGATGGTAATATTGAAGATGATGCACAATGGGGATATCCATTATACGGATCCTATGTTTATATTTATAATACACCACAAATAAATACAAGTAAACCAATAAATTATGAACAAATATCTGATATAAATTATATTGGTGGAAAAACTACTTTACAATTATTCTATGGCGATCAACCAACTGATACGACAAATATTCGTTATACAACTGAAACAATGTATTTAATTTCTCCAAAACGTCTTGCGGTATCATCTGTAATTAATAAATATATAACAGATGGAAATGATACGCATGTAAAACAAATATTTGATATAATAACAACTGCATCACATGAACAACTAATTGTTATTGGAGATATTACAATTGATTGGGGATCTCAAGATAATGTGGGTTATTATTTTATTTATAATAATTCAACTATTACGCAAGATAATTTATATTTACGTACGACAAAACAAAGTATATCAACTGAATATATATTAATAAATAATGTGACAACTCTTGTCACAAATATATATACTGATAAAACTAAACAATTAGCATCAGTAATTAATATATTACAAGATGTACATAATACATATGAATTTGCACATAGTCAAACAGCTTTAACACAAAACTTATCAAATTCTGAATATCAAACATATATTTATACTAGCATGAATAAAACAATTAAAGTTGATCCATTATTATTACGAAATATTTATAATGCATTATTTAAAAATAATAATGTTTCTTATCGTGGATATGTGTTTACAAGTACTAATCCTGATAATTTATCAAATATTGATGGTAGTGGTGGAGAAATTGGTGTTGATGCTACAAAATGGGCGACATTTACAAATTTATTTTATCGAGAAAATATTGCGACACCTACACCAGTTTATGCAAATACCGTTTCCGATGGAGTAATTAAATATATCGATTTTATTGATACAACTTCTACAACTTATTCTCGACTTCTTAAAACAGATTTATCAAGTGCATTAAATGATACAATTAATATAATTCAATATTATATGTTACATGATTTATGTAAAACAATTACATTTTTTCAAGAACATACTTTAATATATGAATTTACTATTGGAACCGCAATTGGTACAGGAGATATTGGAATATATAATATATGGGATTCTACTTATGCGACATTATTAGGAACAATTGATGTAACAAATATTACAAATCCAACTGGTACGACTTCAAAATTAATTGGAACATATGAAACCGGAAATTATAATATTGTACTAGTTAGTAATCGTATTGTATTTCAATCAGTACCAGCATTAAATTATCCAATTACATCAGTTATAAATACATATATTGATATTGATGCAGAACTCACATCATATTTAGCTACTACAACATTAGTGACTATATTTGGATCAGCTACTGAAAAAGTTTTCTTTACAAATTATTTATTATTACAATATTTAGTAGAAATTTATAAAATAATAGATGTATCAACCGTTGTAAGTAATGAATTTCAATTGCAAAAAACAGAAACAATAATGAAAATGTATCATGATATATTAGTCACATCACAAGAAATTCCTGGATCGTATACAATTGGAAATCCTGTAACAGGAAAGAAAAAGATGAATATGGCTGCTTATTTATTTTATAATAGATTACAATCGAGAGATGGTATTATGAATGAATTGATCACTGAATTGGTAGCAACAGTTGATCCAACTTTAGTAAATATTAAAGCATATTTGGTTGATAAAGGTCATGTTATTACTGGATTATCAGATGATGAAATCAAAGCATTGTTTACTTCTGACATATTTGATAATCTGGAAACAAATTATATATATAATGATTTAATTATTTTATTTACAACATATTTGAATGATTATTATAATTTCTTTAATAATTTAACAGATGTTGAATTAAATGTTGGATATTCAACTGATTTATATAACGAAGAAATAGAATCTAATACACGAATTGTGTATAATAAAAAAAAATTTGATGTTAATAATGTTGTGATTGACAATCTTGCAACATTAAATATGACAATAATTCCATATAATGCAACTATAATGACAATTCCATCACTTACAGAAATAATTGGATATTTAGAAGAAGTAAGTGATGTAATGTACAATACATATTTAGATTATTATAATAAAAATAAAAATATATTAAAAATAAGATATGTTCAGCTAGACGCATCATTATATTATTCAGTTGATATGGATATTATTCAACAACAAATTTTAAATGTTATTACTACTGATGGTACAAATTTAAAACCAGAATATGCTACGGATGATACTACATTATATCCAAATGCATCAGATACAGTATTTACAGAACTCAATAGTCATTACACAATTGATGCACAACAATTATTATTGAAAACAAATTTTATAATATTTAATAATAATTTGAATATATTGGAATTAATTGAAGGAGCATTCGAAACAAATTTTAAAGGATTTATAATTAAAACAAATTTAATAAATACATATCAAAATATTATAAATACAAGTGGATTAACTGGCAAAGATGAAATTAATGAATTATTAACAGATTCTCATATCACATTAACAAAAGGAAATTATGATTTCTACGATAGCGACTATTATATTTGGTATAAAAATTGTATTATGACCGCAGAAGAAAAAACTTCTCTTTTAGGACCATTATCTGTTATTGATGGAGAATCTACATTTATTAATAATGTTGAAGTAGTTATTGATCCAGAACATAGAGAAATTCGGACTGATATTTATAATATTATTTATGGCACTGGAACTAATTTAAAAACAATAATTTATGATATTTTAGTTGACCCAAATAATGTAAATAAAGAAGATACTGAACTTATGACATTGATAGAGACGACCGTTGCAAATGCTTTTACAAATTATTTAGGTCATAGAAATTATTATTTGTATAAACAATGTATAATTACACAAGATGAAAAAGATAAAATTGAAGATCCATTTTATATAGGATTACCACCATATTTGGAATATACAGATTCGACCGAAACAATCATAAAACGGACAACTGATTTACCATATGGATTTAGTTATGATACAAGTACACGATATATTTCAAGATATCATTTATTTAATTCTGAATATGATGATTTATTGAACGATTTTATATTTTATAAACAATATTTGATAACAAATGGAAATTTATTAAAACAAGGTTATGATATTGATTCAAGTCCATATTCATTATTTCCAGAAAGATATTATTATATTGATATACGAACATTAATATATTCAGAACAAATGAATGTTGAAAATATGTTTCATGTTATCTCACGAAAAAATAATGAAATTGTGAATACACTAGACAATTACAAATCACATTTTATGTATTTACAAAATTATTCAGATGATACATTAAATCAATACAATTATTATTTACAAATATTTGAAGATATTATATTTAAAAAATACAGAAATATTAACATTGATATTAATTATACAGATACTGATTATAAAATAATACCTTATAATATTATTTCAATATTAGAACAACCACAACGAATAACTCATTTATTTATATCAACTGACGATACACGTATACTCACAAATCTTACTACATATCTCACTAGTAGTTATACAGCATATTCAACATTAATTAATTTAGAAGATACAATAACAGATATTCAAAATAGGACAAGAACGCATGGAAATTCAGCATGGATACGACGTATTGGTCATTTTATTATTGATACAATTGAATTAAAATTAAATGATCAAGAAGTTAATTTTCTTACTGGTGATTTGATAAATATATTATATGAAATTGGTAAAAAAGATTGTACTGATGAAGGATATTTAAAAATGATTGGAGATGTACCAGAGTTATATACAATTAATGAAAATCAAAAAGATTCATATCAATTATATATTCCAATACCATTTTTCTTTAATAAAAATCGTGGATTAGCGTTACCATTAGTTGCATTACAAAATACAAAAATATATGTTAGAGTAAAATTACGATCATTAGATGAATGTATGCTACTTGAACAATATACTGATTTTAATAAAACACCTAATTTTAAAATGCAATTGATGGCAACTTATGTTTATTTAGATGAACCTGAAAGAAAACAATTTGCAGAACATATGCATGAATATTTAATCGAACAATATCAATATAATGGTGGACAAACTATTAATAGTACGGATACCAATATTATGGCTCCGATTGAATTCCATAATCCATGTAAAGATATTGTATGGGTATTACAAAAAAATAGTTTTATTTCTCAATCACAATCAAGAACACGACAATATTATAATTACTCATCATCTTTACGATCTGTACCAACACAAACATTAGAATATTTCCGAACAAATTATTCAATATGGTTTAGTTATAAATTAGAAAAACAGCAAACTGACAATTTAATTGATTTGACATATGGTATTGGAGAAAATCCAGTTAGTACTGCATATATTAAATGTAATGGACAAGATCGAATGTTACCCAGGGATGGAAATTATTATAATAATGTTCAACCATATGAATGTTATAATAGTAGTCCAACTAAAGGAGTAAATGTATATTCATTTGCATTATACCCATTAGAGCATCAACCATCTGGATCATTTAATTTTAGTTTTTGTGCTGAACCAAAATTAGTATTGGAATTGATAAATAATTATTTAGATAGTGGAGATACTGCACAATTACGGATATATGCAAGATCATATAATTTACTACGTATAATGAGTGGAATAGGAGCGCAATCATGGAATTATGTATAAAAATAAATATTGCGTAATTATAATTAAAAATAAATAAAATTGTTAATTATATAGTAGGATATTAATGACTGGTGGATTAATACAATTAGTGGCACGAGGTGTTGAAGATTTATATTTAACAAATGATCCACAAATTACATATTTTAAAGTTGTATATAAAAGACATACTCCATTTGCGATGGAACCAATACCACAATATTTTAGAAATATTGCTAAATTTGGCGAAAAATGTAGTTGTACTATATCTAAATTGGCAGATTTAATAGAACAAATTTATTTACATGTTGAACTTCCAAGTATACCACAATTTGTCAATAGTACAACTGGCGAAATAAATACTATTTATAAATTTGCATGGATTAAAAAAATAGGTTATGGAATAATTAATAAAATAGAAGTAGAAATTGGTGGTCAAATTATTGATACTCATTATGGAGATTGGCTTAATATTTGGGAAGAATTAACGGAAGATCAAACAAGATTAGATAATATGCTTGGAAATATTTCTGATTTATATGATTTTTCAAATGGTAAAGATGCATATACATTAACAATTCCATTACAATTTTGGTTTTGTAGAAATAGTGGTCTAGCATTACCAATTATAGCATTACAATATAATGATGTTAAAATTCATGTTGAATTTAACCAGGCAAAAGATTGTTATATTATTGGACCAACCGCATCAATCGTCATAAATGATCAATTTGTACATTTTGATGATTATGAATTTATATCACAAACAATTGGGACAACAACTAGTGTTGGACAATATATTGGTTTTGATGAATTTACAAAAACATTATATTATAATACAATCGATGGATCATTCCGTTCTGCACCAACAACTGGATCAGTATATGATTATACTATTACTGGTAGTACTAGTAGACAAATATGTACACCAACACCAGGAGTAACAGAAATAAAAATAAATGTAAAATTAGCAAGTGAACCAACTATTACAAAAGCATTCTTATATGTTAATTTTGTATTTCTTGATATTCCAGAAAGAATTAAATTTACTAATTCAAATCATGAATATTTAATTGAACAAATACAATGTGATGGAGATCATATATTGATAAATAATAATGCTACAATTAATTTGGGGTATAGCCATCCATGTAAAGAATTAATTTGGAGGGCACAATATGATTATATAGGTAGTGGAAATTTAAAAGACAAATTTAATTATACTAATAATTATGATATTAATAATGGTATAAATATAATCAGAAAAGCTAAAATATTATTAAATGGACATGAAAGAACTGCTGAAAAAACTGGAGATTTTTATAATTGGGTTCAATCATATTATTATCATTCATATCCTCCTTCTGAAGGCATAAACGTTTATTCATTCAGTTTAAATCCAGAAGAACATCAACCATCTGGATCATGTAATTTTAGTAAAATAGATACAATACAATTAGTATTAACACTTGATACAAATTTATCATATTCTCATCCTGGTAAAATAAGAGTGTATTGTAAATCAATTAATATATTAAGAATAATTTCAGGATTAGGTGGATTAGCTTTCGAAAATTAGGATTTATCAATATATTTGTAAAACAAATATATTAATAAATCTTAATTCATGAAAAGATAAATATTTAAAAAATATTTATCTTTTTAAAATTAATATTTTTATTTAAAAATATTAATTATTTATTAAAATTCAGTGTTAGCAATAGGATTTGGGAGAGATACTCGTTCTACTGTTTCAGGTGTCTGTTCTTTTACAGATTTTACAAGTGTTTCAAGAACATCCATAATTGTATTTTCGCGGCGTTCTTTCTTTTGTAACATCGTCTCATATTTTTGTGTTATTTTGTCAAGTAATTTTGGATTGAACATTTTTTCTTGAGAATTAGGAAATAAATCAGAAAGACTATTATATTTTTCAATAAGATTAATATATTTAAGAACTTTAACTTCTGTCTCATATAATTCTTCTAGTAAACTTACAATTTTTGCCTTGGACTCTACAGAAAGATCTTTATTATAACGTTGAAGACGTTCAAGATTTCTAATATAAACTGATCGTAGAGCAAGTGCACCAGAATGTTTTGCATACATTGCAGTGTAATATTGAGGAATTACATTACC